GCACAGGTGGCACAGTGCCAAAAATAGGCTAGAAGTGTTGGTATTAGCGAATAATAGGTGTGCCACGGCGTTGATTTTTGGTGGCACAGCTTGGCACAAATGGCGTATTTACTAGCTTTTTTGCAATTATGCGGTGGCACAGTCTCCTACTCGGCGCGCGCGACCCTTTTTGTTTTTTTGAAAACTTTTTTGCCCAAATATTCCCCTATAGAGTATATATAGAAATATGAAACGTCCCAAAAAATCTAAATATAAATCTGTAGTTATTAAAAAGAAAAGATATTATTATTATAAAATTACCTGGATTGATCCGACGGGTGATTCCGGGCACGCGACAGCTCACGATTCATTAGGTTTAATTCCATCTAGAATGATAACACACGCGTATTTGTTTGATAAAAATAATAAATATGTTTGGACGTTTGCATCTTATGAAGAAGGTGATGAGTTATTTTCTGATAGAAATGTGTTTCCAAAAGGGTGTATAATTAAAATGGAGAAAATAAGTGAAAAATAAAACCTTGACTAAGAATATGCCTAACGTAAAATGGAATGCGATACCACCAGTACGTGGGCCTAACCCACAAGGAGTAAATAATGCAATACGAACCAGTAATAAACAAATGGTCAGTAGTAAAAAAGTTTCCAAGAAAAATATTTAGTAGATTTATTTCTACTCTGAATTATTATCAGGGCTTGTTAGTTCTTTTGATTCTTTTATCTCTTCTTCTGGCGTAATATTAATTAAAGTTTTGTGATCATCTAAGATCTGTTTCATTTTAGATTCTAATTCTTTTTCTGACATATTATCTAGATTACCAGACAATACTAACTTTTGATCTACATACAAACCACCCGCTTTACCTCTAGCTATCTCTGCATTAATTGCTGCAGACCACGCACCTTTAGCTTGTGCATCATCTCGTAATTTTGCTAGTTCGCTAATGTGTTTTTCAAAATTAATTCCGTATTTTTCTTGTATCTCTGCTCGTAACTCACCAATATATTTTACAACTAAAGGTGCAATCTTAGGATTCCGTAGCTCGCTCGCAGCCTGTCTTGGTCTTGTCTTGTATCCTGCTTCATACGCACACTCACTTGGGCTCTTGCGCCCCTCGTTGTATACCAACAATTCTGCAAATTTAATCTGTCGTTCTGTGAGTTTTTTAGGTAGACCCATAGCTTGTGCTCTTATCGTAATATATCGTATATGTCCAGTTATTTATGTTTTCTATTCCAAATATTTTTGTAATGAAAGTTTATGCTAGTAATATCATCATCACTTGTTTGTAAATGTTCATCATAATCAACTGGACATTTTTCTAACCACGCTTGAAAACTACTTAAAATTTCTTTTTGTTTCCGCTCGTATGCTTGAGCCTTATTCTTACTATCTCGATAGTCGTGTCCTTCATCTCTTTGTGTCATTTTTATACCTCTTCTATTTCTTCTATTGCAAAGTCCCCCGCTGAATTAGACCAATCATTACTTTTGTAATCATAGGCACTTATTTCGCTTGCGATTTTCATTGCCTCTTTTTTATTTTTTGCTTTTATTTCTGTTTCATAAACAGCGTAAATAGTTTCTCCCGCTGTGACTTTGTATGTTTTCATTCGTCCCCCTCTTCATCTGCATATGCTGTTATGTAATCTCCAAGATTCATTTTAACTTCTACCATAGCTTGTGCCTCTGCGTCTTGCTCGTCAGCTGCATCAAATGTTAAATTAAAATTCTTGACCCATTCTTTATCTACTTCTAATGATACTCTATATTTTTTCATATTATCCCTTCTGCTCGCTCGCTTGTTGATTTCTTCCGTCTTTATGTGGAAAATTTTGAAGATATTTTTCGTCCCAAAAATGCACAACTATTCGTCCGTTATTTTTGTGGTATATATCAAAATCAGTATCTTTATTAAAATATTGTTTTAATCTTTTTTCAACTTCAATATATTTTATTGGTCTAGTTATTTTCATATTATCCCTTCTGCTTGCTCGCTCGCTCGCTTGTTAGTTTTTTATATTGATTTTTTATTTTTTTATTTTTTGCCATAGCTTTTGACCTTCTCAACTATTGTATTGGTTGTGTTTAATTTATAACACAATAAACAATCTTTACATTTTTGACCCGTACAATTTTGTTTTTTAACTTCAATATTTTCATAAACGTTGTTAAATGTTTTATCAAAATGTTTAGGCGGTTTTTTAAATATATGGTTAATTTTTGGGTTTGAATAAACTAATATGAAATTTTTAGGCTTTTTGTTTTTATCAAAATACGGCTTAATAATATCAAATCTTTTAGTCCATAATGCAAAATTACAATGTGGATTTTTAATAGCAATATTTATATAATTAATTAAATTAATGGTTGCTTTTTTCTTATCTAAATCTAATTCCCCGTGAGAATTAAATCTAAAAAACGCTTGATTAATTACTGGGAGCGCGTCAGGGTGTAAAATTTTTGATGTTAATAAGTCGCTGTTGCGCTGTAATGCGGGGGCCATATTTTGTCTAAATGTTTTAAGCATTGTCCAACTATAACAATGTGTACAAATATTGTCTGGATCATTTTTTGTATTTTGTTTTTGACAATATTTATTTGTGGCCGTATTTGTAGAAATTGACTGAAAGCCCTCTAATTTACCCGTCATTTTTGAAATATGTATCATTATGTTATATAAGCCGTTTTAATTTTATATTCTGGATATAGTTTTTTTAATTTGTGTTTTGCCTCTAATTCCATCGCATAAGTATCAATTGTAATAATTAAGTCATCATCATCTTGCATATAATAAATATTATCCGTGCAATTTTCTTTATTGGTTATAAATTCTTTTAATTTCATATTAAACAATCTTTACAATAACGCGCGTCATAGGTTGAATACCAATCGGGGCGTATTAATTCCCCGCAATGTCTACAATTAAGAAATATATCCCCTTTTTTTGAATTGTCTTTTTTGGGTCTTTTTGGTTTATCTTTTTTTATATTTATTTCTAATTTTTCTATTGACATATATTCCCATATAATAGTATAACTTCAATATGTCAATACTTAAAAATAAAATAATATGGAGGTATAAAAAGTTATGACTAAATCAACATATCCGACTAAGTATCAGTTGGAGCACTTAAAAAAGCGTATCAATTCCGAAATTGATCCATTAATAGATCAAGCGGAATTGAGCGTCAAATCAATTGTTGCGGATCTAACCGAAACCGCGGAATTGAAACTTGCTAAAAAAATCAAAGCGGATGTTGTTATAAAAGAACTAGAAAGCGCTATTGCTGAACTAGAAATAAAACAACGTAAAGCGATGACATTTTTTGGCAAGATTAATAATAGAGAATTGAAGGAAAATCTAAGTTATAAATTTAGAAAAACCGACAATGACAATTATTACTCACGCGACAGCTACGGGCGGGGAATTCAACCCTCCGATTGTCGAGAACAATTGCGCGATTGGGCCTCACATTTGGCCCAAAAAGAGGCTGAAAAAACACCAGAAGGAAAGAAGGTTAAGGAACTGAAATTGTATAAACAAAGCGCGATCAATTCAGTTTTTGAGTGTGGCGTTCCAGAGCAATTAAACATCGTATTAGAGAAGGTTTTAAGCGGTGTTGGTATTGTATGGAATAAAACTAAGGCGCTTCAAATCGAAAATAAAGGATATAATTAAAATGGAATATCACATAATAAAACGTTTTAAATATACAAGCGGTGATAGTATGTACTCACATATTAGAACTGAAAAAACAATAGAGAAGGCAATAGAAAAAAGACTATATTTAGAAAAATTAGAAGATAGCGAAAATATATCTTTTGAAATTGTCATAAATATTGACAGCGTTTTTGATTATATAAACGCTAGAGAAGGTAAACAAGCGGATCAAAAACCGCTTGTTTTAACAGAGGAAGTCGCTTAAATATTGACTTCAACGGGTTTCAACGTATAACAATTGTACGTTGAAACCTGAGAAAAAATTATACCAAAAATTTAAAAAAAATACCCCTTTAATTCAACATACACGCTTAGAGACTTATATCAATTTAGGCGTTCCAGATGTACTTTGTTATAATGATTTATGCGGTTTTTTTATGGTTGAGTTGAAATATACTACTACAAATAAAGTCCGATTTTCACCCCATCAAATATTATTCCATACCCAAAAAACAAAACGGAATTTTCTGTTATTACAGAACGCCCCGCCCCGCCTTCCCTCAACCATAAAACTTTATGAAAGTAAATCTATTGAAGGTTTACTATTGGATCATAGAGAAGTGAAGCCATTGGCCCTTAATGATTGGGCCCTTATTCAAAACAAATTAATCGGAATTAAAAACTAACCGCGCCCCGCGATCCTTCCCCCGCTATTCGCGAACCGCATATCTAATTTTTGCATATACTACATATAGTATGTCAAGATAATTTATGGGATATTATGGGAACATATTGTCGCACACGTGTGGGTTGTGCTTGTGCCCTTCGGGCCCACCCACCCCCCACCACCAAAACCGATTCGCGTCTCGCGTGTATTGCAAGTTTTGCATACAACCTGTGCTTGTGCCCTTCGGGCCCACCCTCCCTAAAAAAATAAAAAAAGAAAAACCCCAGTCCACTTTCGTGGACTGGGGTTCGTTGTTAATTACAATATTTATCGTAATATTCTAAAAGCCATTTGGGTATGATAGGTTTTACCCATAGTTGGGGTCTATTACGAGGATTCCATAGTCTAGGTCTATTACTCATCTCTTCTCCTTTAATTATCCCCGAGCCGATGAACTCGGCTCGGGGTTGGTTGTACTAATATTCTAGGTTCTTGTTTGGATCGGATTTGATTATATATAAATGTGTCATTGCGAAACCTTCTTGGCAACCTCGTTCAAGTTTACCAATTAATTTTTCCCTCAAAGCTATTTCACATTGATATCTAGCAATCAAATCAGTTTCACCCTCACCCCACGCCCGAGGAATATCGGGCGTGTCTTTCTCTACTGCTATGTATCTTACCATTTTTTTACTCCTTTAACTTGGGCATCGACTCGCTGAATGTTTGCCTTCTCTTCAGCGATCCGCTGCTTTCGTTCCTCATCTGTCTCGTACCTTGTACGAGTTTTTCTATTCTCACTACCCATAAAACCATCTTTATTTTTTGGATAGTAATACTCTGTTATTTTCTTTTTATTTGCTTTCACTTGCTTTTCTATTTCTAAAAGTTCCGTGAAAGTCTCATTACCTCGCAACGGAACACCTAAGTGTTCCGCTACAATTTTATAATTGATCTTCATATCTTCTCACGCTCCGTTGTTAGATTATACCCTAGCTTTTTTATTAGTTCGATAACTTCAGGCAATAGGGTTTTGTTGCCTGATATCGAGGCGAATAGTTTCGCCTTATTGCAAACGGGGTAGACACGCTCCACCCCGTAAACATTTTTTTTAGATACTACTAATTTCATTTGTAGTACCTTTTTTGTTTTTGTTTTCCAAACCACTTACTCTAATACTTAATAATTGTATGAGTTGATTATTACTTTTAACCATCTCAAACAAATCTCTAATCAATATTAAAATTTCTTTATCAGACATTTTAACATTAGAGGGTAGTTTTTCTAACATTACTTTTTTAAAGTGTTTCATTTTATTTCTTCTTTCTTTGTTGTTTAAAGTTAATTAGACCTTATCACTTACCCTTACAAAGGTAAAGAAATAATTCCCATAAAAACCCATAATGGTCAGTGTTGCATATTTACTACATTCCGAAATTGCATAACTACATCTTGTGTCAAGCAAAAAGTTACACACTATATGTAGGCTCGTGAACTATGGGCCCACCCACCCTAAACATAGGGGTCCCTACGCAAATCTAAAATCCAAAAATATTTAGACCCCCACACCCCCTTTTGGCTAGTGTACTGCGGGCCCACCCTATATACCAAGTTTTAGACTTATACTTGCAAGAATTAGAAAATGGCAATATGATAGAGGGGGTACCCCTAAAAAAACAACAATTGGTACAAAACAGAGTTGAAAAAAATTCTGCAAAAATTTTTATGAAACAGGAAATTATAGATAAACTTCCACCTGACGCTAAAAAGCAATTTCTTAAATACGCGATCAAATTATCAGAAAAGAAAAAACAAGGTCAAGTCAACAACGACTTTTTATCTTTTGTTAAACACGTGTGGCCAGAGTTTATTGAAGGCAAGCACCACAAAAAAATCGCGGACAAATTTAATAGACTTGCAAAAGGTGAGATTAAAAGATTAATTATTAATATGCCACCTAGGCATACTAAATCAGAGTTTGCGTCCTATCTTCTTCCCTCTTGGATGGTAGGACGAAGACCTGATCTTAAGATTATACACACGACCCACACAACGGAGTTAGCAATTCGTTTTGGACGTAAAGCTAAAACTTTAATTGATTCTCCTGAATACCAACAAATATTCAAGACAAGACTCAGAGAGGATAGTCAGGCAGCTGGTAAATGGGAAACTGAACAAGGTGGTGAATATTATGCAGCCGGTGTTGGCTCTGCAATCACGGGCCGTGGTGCGGACTTATTGATTATCGATGACCCACACTCGGAACAAGATGCATTGAATCAACAAGCGCTGGAACGTGCATATGATTGGTATACATCAGGACCACGTCAAAGACTTCAACCCGGTGGATCAATTGTAGTTGTAATGACTAGATGGAATATGAAAGATCTAACTGGGATGTTATTAAAATCTCAAAAAGAATTAAAATCAGATCAGTGGGAGATCATAGAGTTCCCAGCGATTATGCCATCAGGTAAACCTGTGTGGCCACAGTATTGGAAACTAGATGAGCTTGAATCTGTCAAAGCATCGTTGAGCGCTGGTAAGTGGAACGCACAATGGATGCAGAATCCAACAGCTGAAGAAGGATCTTTAATCAAACGAGAGTGGTGGAAAGTTTGGGATAAAGATTTCATTCCACCTTTAAAACACGTCATACAATCTTACGATACGGCATTCTTGAAAAAAGAATCTGCCGATTATTCTGCTATAACTACGTGGGGTGTATTTCATCCAAATGAAGATAGCCCTGCTAATCTAAT